CGCCGTTCATGTCGCGCCGCACCGCCTGTTCCAGAGCAGACCCGCTTTGCAGCAAGGTCTTGCGGGTGATCTTCATTTGAACGCCGAGCGTGCTGTTCGGTGCAAGCGCCTTGTCAGTGGTGGCGTAGGCAGTCGGCCCGCCAACTGCCCCGGTTTCCGTCGCCTGCCAACCGGCAGTCACCGCCGAAGTGGTCACCGGCCATTCCACCGAACCCGAGTCGATGCTGATCATCTGCGCCCCCATACGGGACGCCACACTGTCAGGAAACAGCCGGTCGATGGTCGGGCGGGTGCCGATAGGCGACGGGGTGCCGCTGGCGATGGTTTCACCGGCCCGCGTTTCCAGCGCCTGCCACGGCACCGGAAAGCCGCGATAGCCGTTCGCGCTGCGCAGTTCCTGCACCACTTCGGCAGTCTTGCCCGACAGAGCGCGGCCCTCGTTCAATGCGCCGATGACTTGGCGCACCTCGAACCCGGCCATCAGATCGGCCCAGTCCTTGCCCGAACGGGTTTCGAGTTCGGCCCCGGCCTCGCGACGTTCGCTGTCTTCGCAGATCAACGCGGCCCGGTAGCGGGTTTCGTTGCTGCGAAACTCAAGGTCGAGCGCCTCGACATTGCGCAGCTCGTCTTCGGTCGGCTTTTCCTTGCCCACCAGACCGGCAAGGGCTTGGCGGATTTCCGACTGGCGTCGGGTGATCTTCACGGAATCAAGCATGGGTTTCTCCTGATAGCTTGGGTTTACGGGTGCCGCCGCGCCCAAGCGCGGTGACAAAGCCGCGCCATTCCTGGCGGGGTTCGGATGGGGGCGGGTGCCCACATTCAATTCGGGTCTTTCTGGTGTGGCACACCTGGCAAAGGGCTTGCAGGTTGTCGGGGCTGTAGGACAGGTCCGGGTGCGTCCTCACCGGCTTGATATGATCAACCTCAAGCCGCCCGCCGCAGCCGCAGGACGTGCAGCGAAAGCCGTCGCGCTCGAGGATAGCCATGCGCAACACGCGCCACCGCTTGGTGCGGGTGACGGCGCGGGAAAAGCGGTGATGTTCCTTGCGAACCTCTGTCATTGCCCGCCCGCCGATACCGCTGTGATCTCGAGGAATGTGCGGCGCTGGCCGAATTCCTTGATGCCCAGAATGTTGAAGGTCGCGCCGTCGCAGATCAGACGATCCGCAGTCGTAAGCCCGCGGGTAAACTGGCAAGACCTGACGCAGAAACGCGCCGTCACTTCCGATTGCAGGTGCCCCGATGCCATCTTTTCAGCATCCGATATGTCGCGCCGTGATGCCGCAAAGGGGCTTCCGTAGGGCAGGAAAGGCCCCATGCCTGTTTGCAAGCCGTCATCTGTGACGCTCGCGGCTGGAATTGCACCCGGCGGTCAAGCTGGTCTGCGGTCATGCCCATATCACCCTCGCTTTCGCCTTTGGCCTGCCCGCGATGCGCGCGCCTTCGGCCACCGCCAGAACGGACGCCGCCGCCGCGTCGATCCGGCCTGTCGATCGGGCTTTGGCCAGTTTCAAATTGTTCGCTGGGTCACGCAGGCAGACCGCATCGGCAAAGGCAGACCGCAGCAGCAGCGACGGCCTGGACCTTACCTTGCCGTCAAAGACCGCGCGCCGGAACCGCTCGCAATCTTCGCCGCCGTCACGAAAGCCCTGCCCGCGCCACACCAACGGCGCGCGGATACTGGCGCGGTTCAGCGCCTCGGCAAGTTCCGACTGCTTGTAACGATCCATGGTGATTGCCGCTATCGGGCTGTCCTGCACATGCTTGACCACCACGGACAGCCACGCAGCGACGGGCACGGTCTTGTCGCCCAGCACCGACAATTCGCCCCGGTCCTGCATCTCGACATAGCGGCCAGACACACCATCGGCCTGCCCACGGTCCAGCAGCGACGGCATGGCCGGGAAGGTGCCCAGACATTCCAGCCGCCCGGTTTCCGGCCAGTAGAAGGCCGCTGCCGTCATGGAAGCAGAGCCGCCCAGATCAATGCCGATGACAACGGGCCCTTCACGCGGCGGCAGGTCGCTGACCTCGCACGCCTGCCATTCGTCAACCGTCACCAGCAGGTCGCGGGTCTCGCCGCTGACACGCTCGTTGCGGTTATACAGGCGGAAGGTGGACAGGCTGTTGCCGCCGCGCTGGATAGCCCGCCGCCCCTGATCTTCCAGCCATTCCAGCCCCGCGCCAATGCCGTAAACCGCGCCGGGGTTGGCGATCAGCAGCGAGTCGCGATCGTCGGCGGGAAGGCCAGGGGCGGGGCGATGTTCCTGGACGTAGGTCTGCGGCAACGGGTCGTCGATCCAGCGCGAAAACGGGTGCGTGTCATCCGCCGCAGAGGTGGAAATGATCAGCGCTCGACCACCACGCTTGCCAAGGCCAGACAGCAGCGCCGCCTCCAGCTCGTCCCCCTTGTCCAAGGCCCAGTGCCCGCGCTCGTCCAGCAGCGCCATGGTTGGGGCAGACCCGAGAGCCGACTTGCCATCGGCGGCAAGCGCCCGCAGAACGTGCCCGCCGCCGTCACCCTCATATTCAATTTCCAGCCGGGGCGCGCGCCGGAACACCAGCCGCTTCTGGACCTCAAGCGGCAGGTAAGCCGCAAAGCCGCTGGCGAAGGTCCACGCGATCTTGGCCTGGTCGCGGGTCCGGGCTGCGATCAGAATTTCACGCCGGGGTTGCCGGTCCCAAGCGCCCACCAGACCACCCAGCGCGATGCCCGCCGAAAGCGCCGTCTTGGCGTTGCCCCGCCCGATGCTTAGAATCGCCGCCGCGATGCCATCGGCCAAAGCACCCTCGACAAACTGGCGCTGGAACGGCGCAAGAGTGATCGGGGTTCCGGCTTTCGGACCTTCCGGGATTTTCAAGCCATGCAGAAACCGCATAGCTTTCTCTGCATCCGATTCCCCCTCACTTTCCGCCAGCGCGAAAATTGAGAAGTCATCACCTCGGTTACCTGTAGGACCGAAAACGGCGGCATTGGGACCAGTTCCGAAGAGGTCGGCGGTCGTGTGCAGGTCGTTTGCTCTCATCATCGCACTTGGTCCTATCTCTTCACTCAGTCGTCGCTCTGTCTTTTCCATCCTGTTGGATGGTGAGGGTTGTTGTGACGGGCATAGGAAGACAGCCCTCAGCACATGCTAAGGCTGTCCCTATGCCCGCACGGTCTTGCCTGTTGGCCGGAGCCGGGCCGCCGCTTAGGGCCTCACTGTGCGCGCGTCATCGCCAGCAAGTTGACCGCTACTTCCTGCACGTCGAACGCTGTGCAGCGGATCGGGCTTCGGTCTTTCGGACTGCCCTTTGCATTTGATCCGGCCCCGTGGTAGCTTGTGAAGTTGCGCGGCCACTGTCTGAACCCTCCCGCACAACCCGCCCGCCGCGCCAACGGCGGGCATTCTTCTTTCAGTCCCTCTCGATCAACTCAGTCTCTTCGTCGGTGCCTGACATGGGCAGCTCAGCCACCATGCGCTGCATCACCGCCAACTGCTTGGCAGTGGGTATCCAGCCCGGCCTCTTGCGGTCGCGCTGGATCGAAAGGGCAAAGCCGCGCGCCCATCCTTGAGCATCCGCAACCACGCGCCCCCAACTGAAAAGCAGCCGGTCAACTTCCATATCGCCCGTGTAGGCATGATCAGCCTTCATATGCTGACCCTCCGATAGCGGGCAGCAACGCGGGCCATGTGGGGCGACATGCCATTGGTCTTGCCATCACCCACGCCGCGCATATCGAAGAACGCGGCAGCCTGGTCTGCGATCGCGTTTTCAATGTCCTGCGGCAGATCGGCAGCGCTATCGCCAAAGCCCGCCAGATACTGGATCACCACCAGCCCGCAGGGCTTGCCATTGGTGAAGCGAAGGGCGGGCCGCTGGCCGGTGATCACCGCGAAGTCGTCAAAGGCTGCCCCGTCAACCGTAACCCCAACCAAGAGAGGGTCGATCACCGGAGCTATGGGCAGATCAAAGACAGATCGGCGTAGAGCATCCTCAAGCGTGACTGTGATGGTCTGGTTCAGCAGGGCAATTTGAGCATAGGCTTCAAGCTCGTGAGCCGCCGCCGCAGCCATGCGAGCCAGATCAATATCAAATGAAGGATCGAAGTCGGCACGGCAGTGTGTCTCCACCACCGACAGATCGAACGGCAGTGCCGCCGAAAGTGGGGTGCGCTGAATGATCATGCCGCTTTCGCCCCCACTGCGTAGTCGAGGAATGCGGCCTGATCTTTCGCCTGCATCGCCTCGAAGGCTGCAAGGGTGTATGCCTTGAGTTCGGCGCGGGTGGCGTAGGATGCCCAGAACCGCGCTTCATCCATCCCGCCAAGGAACGGGGGCAGCGGCGCACCGGCTGATCCGATTGCCGCCGCAGCGGTCCTTTCTGCGTCGTCAGGTTCAAGCGAATTGAGAGCTGCGAACGCCAAGGCCGCGCGCTCGTTCGGGGTCAGACGCACCGCCCAGACTAGGCCCGTGGCAGCCCACATCTCCGGATTGGTCAGGGCATAGCCCAGCATCTTTGCCGCCCGCTGGTGACGATCCTTGGCATACAACGACATTGCGCTGCGCCCCGGTTTGCGGTAGTCTTTCGGCGTGATCGCCTGATCATTGCCAATAGCCCCGGTTGCGCCCACCAGCGCGCCGGGGTTTTCATTTTGCGCCATCATCACGCCGCATCCCGTGCAGCGGCGCAGGCGTCGAGCCAAGCCGCGATTTCGATTTCGCGCCAGTAGCGACGTTTTGCGATGTAAACCGGCTTTGGGAAGCTCATGGCGGGATTGTTGAGCCAGCGCCAGATGCTCATATCGGAAACACCGCCGCACAGGTCGCGCACCGCGTTTGCAGATATCAATTTGTTTTCCATAACATCACGCCTCTTGTTAGAACGTGATGCCCAATATTCACATATCGGCCCGGACAGTGGCCTATGTGTCCGGTTTTTCTCTGAAGCGGTCCCATTGCCGCCTGATCGCCTGCCAGCCGCCGAGGCCCTTGGCCTCGCATTGGCGGGCCGCATTTTCAACACCAAGCGAAGGCACCAAGTCCCTCATGCAGGCGAACCTTTCCTCACGTTTCGGGGCATGGGCTTTATTTGTGATCGCGGCACCATCCTTTTGACCACGCTTCACAGATCGCCCGGTCAGGGCCAAAACTTCCCGCTTCTCGCCGCTGATCGGGTCAACGCCCGCGCGCCACCACAAGCGTTCCTCAAGCCTGCCCATTTCTTTGGTTGCCATGAGCATCCCAGAAAGGTTGTTAGGTGTAACGTCGCCTGCCTCGAACCGCTCGCGCCCTCGCTTCAAATCGTTGTATTCAGCCAGCCAATGCGCAGCTATCCATTGCGCCGAGTTTTCGGCCAAACCCTTCGCGCGCAAAAGTCCGACATTCACCGCGCACATGCCATCATCGGCTATTCCAACGGTTGCAAGGATTGCCCGGCATCGCTCTGCATTGTGGCGATGCAAGGCATCACCGGGCCAATCCCCCGACATGGCGTCGGGGAAGGAGTCGGACCATGCCTTGAAAGCTGCGATACAGGCTGCCACGTCGCGCGGATCGTCCATCCGATACTTGATTTTGGTTTGCTGCATCATGCCGGTATCTTTGGTGACTTTCTCGGCCATCACCGCACCCCTTCCAGCCGCACCACATTGTCGGGCTTGCCCACAATCAGCGACAAAACGAATCGCCCCCAAGCCTCGAGCGCCTGCCGCTTTTCGTCCGCATAGTCGTGCCGCTGATACACCGCGACGATACCGCCGCCCGTGCCCGAGATATGGTTCAACACCGCCTCTGTCACCCGAACCGAGATGCCAAGCCGGGCCATGCCGGTTGCCGCCGTGCGCCGCAGATCGTGAAAGGTCCAGCGCGGGATTTCGACAGGCTCGCCCCGTTCCTTGCTGGCAATGCCTGCCAT